TTGATGGCGGCTTCGATCTGGGCCAGCTGCGGGCTGTTCTTGGGAATCAGGAACGTGGCGCCAAATTTCGGGTCGCCTTCACCCATGATCTGCTCAGCTTTGAACAGGTTCGGGAATGCCAGGCGGGCATTTTTGATCAGGACTTTCATGTCATTTTCCTTCTACGGTTTCAGGGGTGGTGCATTCAGGGGTGGTGCAATCGTCGAAATCATCGACGGATACGGTGGGGGAGATGGCAGGGCGGCGGTCAGATTCAGGAACCAGACACGGTTTGCCTGCAGGTTGAACAAACATTTTTTCCAGGGCTGGCCACTGCTTGGGGCCAATTTCCCCGGCCTTGTGCAGCTTTTCTGCGCTGGTGGGGCTGATCAGTTTCAGGTCGTAAATCTGGCCGACACGCAGGCCCATGCGTTTCAGTGTGGCCTCGGCCTGCTCCGGGTCCGCCCATGCGCGGGAACCACGGCGGCCAGCGACCAGTTTCCAGCCGGGGATAGCGTTGCCGCTGTCGGCCTCGGCCATCGCCCGGTCGCGCAGGGCTTTGCACCATGCTTCGATGCCATCCAGCTGGGCCAGCAGATAGCCTAAGTGGTTCAGGTCCAACACCTCGATCTTGCGCGGTTCCAGCAAATCGCTGTCAATCACGGTGGACAGGTCTGCAAAATCGCCCATGATGATGTTGGCGTTGTGCTGGGCCAGTTCAGCGCAGTGGGCCTTGGCGTTGCACCAGCGACATTGCTTTTCACCCGGCACACGGGGTGCATCCGGGGCTTCGGTCAGTACCGATGTATCGCCGATGCAGTTGGCGTAGCGACGCAGTTCCTCCGTGTCGATTTCCCACTCGGATACATGGCCCAGGCGGGGCTGGTGGATGACCATGCGCACCCACTCAAACGGGCCAAACACGTCGTCCAGTTCTTCCAGCGCGCCGCTGGCATACATGGCCAGCTGTTCGTTGCCCGTGGCGTCAACGCGCACACCACGGCCGAACTTCAGGTCCACAATGACCAGCAGGCCGTCCGCCACGATTACCGCGTCTGCGGTGCCCCTGGCGCCGGTTTCGCCGGTGATGTGGTCGATGGGCAGGGCCTGCTCAACCAGCAGCGCCGCGTTGGGCAGGGTGCTGACCAGATCGGTCACGTAATTGACGTACTGCATCACGTCCTCGACCAGATGGCTGGCGTCCTGATCCGGTGTAGGCTGCGATGGGTCCAGCAGATGGGCCGCCAGCGCATGGGCCAGCGTGCCCTCGGCGGCGTGTTCGCCGCTGGTGTTCTGCAGGCCAGCCGCCAGGGCCACGCTGCCGGGGCAGCGGGTCCAGCGGTGCGCACTGCTGGGGGACAGTTTGGCGTGGCTCATTTGCTCAGTACCTCGACCAGGGCGTACACCAGCAGCAGGGCAAAACCGATGCTGCTGGCCTTGACGAAGCCCAGCACCAGGGCGATGACCATATCGAACAGGCTGGTTTTGGCTGGCTGGCCAAAATCGGCTGCATGCAGGCGCTGGCGGGTTTTGTCGTGCAGGCTGGTTTTGGCTGGCTGGCCAAAATCGGCTGCATGCAGGCGCTGGCGGGTTTTGTCGTGCAGGCTCATTTGGCGGCCTCCGTGAACACCCGCACGGCCTCGGCGTACTGCTCAGGCTGCAAATCCTTGGCGGTCTTAACGCCAAACTGGCCCAGCAGTTCCAGCACGCCATCCTTGCGGATGTAGGTCATGGCCTTGGTGACGGCGGCCATCACAGCGGTGTAGGGGACCGGTGCGGTGGGCTGTTCAGCGGTGGGCTGTTCAACGGTGGGCTGTTCAGCAGGGGTAGCCGGTGCCGGGGGGATTGCGCTAAGCTGCGCCTGCGCAGCTGCCTGAAGCAGGCCGCACAGTTTTTCGATTGCAGCGGTGTTGGCCGCCAAGGCTTGTTCGAGGCCCATCACTTGTCTCCTTCGATCATTGATTCAAGGTCGTCCAGGTGCTCAATGCCCTGGGCGGATGCGTTTGCGGTGCACTGCTGAATGTCCTCAAGGACCTCGATAGTGCGCAAAATTTGCGGGATCGTGCTTTCGGCCACGGTGGACCGCCGGGTGCGCAGGTCGGCCACCAGATCGTTCAAAAAACCGATTGGCTCGACCAAAAAATCCTCTTCGGGGAATTGCGCGCGGGCGTCCTGGATGACCCCGCACAGCTTGGTGGCGTCGCAGTTGGTCAGCTGGTTGTTGACCAGTTCCGCGAACCGCTCCAGCAGAACCGTTTCCGCGTCGGTGCTGGTCAGGTCGCAGTGCTCGGCATGACACCGGGCTTCAAGCTGGTGGTTGTCGAGCAGCCGCAATTGGCTGGCGGTGGAGCGATGCATGGCGGTCTGCCGTGGTTGCTGTCTATTCGCCTATTATTCTTTAAGTAATAAATTCAGTCAATGGGTAATTATTCGTTTTAGAATTATTCGATCAAATTTTGGGCAATAAAAAGCCCCTGGCATTCAGGGCCACGACATAGCCGCCGGGCCTGGGGTTGGTGCTTCTCCCTTTGAGGATCTTGTGAACAGTGGGCTGCGGGATGCCTTCTTCTTGCTGCAAACGGCTCGGGTTGGTCCGGCGGGCGTGCAGTAGGTACTCAAGGTTGGTCTGCAAGAACATGGCAGTGTCTCCCGTGGTTTCCGTCAGTATATTCTTTAAAGAACATATGCACCACGTTAAGGAATAGACATTCCATAGTTATTACTTATAGAATAAAAAAATTCTGACACGAGGAGGACACCATGGCCCCGCGCGAAATGGTCGAGCTGTTGCTGCAGCGAGGACACACCCAAGCCAGCCTGAGCCTGGCCACTGGCCTGCGCCAGAGCACGCTGTCGAAGCTGCTCACCGGTCGCCAGGCCGAGGTCTATTACACCCAGGGGCAGCGGCTGCGAGAGCTGGTTGATGCCCTGGAAAACGAAAAACCCGCCGGACAGGGCGGGTCTGACGTGGCGCAACCGGCTTAACCGGTGCGCCTTTTTTACAGCAGGTTTTACAACATGCATGAGGATTACACCATGAATGCCCAAATCGGGTCAATCGACCAGAACCATTGCAGCTGCGATGACTGCATTGCAGAAATCGCAACGGTTGCACCCCTGTCGCGCCGTCGCTTGGCAGAAATCGCCCAGGGCGCACCGGCCAGCAACTACGAGCGGAAGGAAATCCGCCACGCCGAGCGCCTGACCGGGGTGCATATGCCCGACTCATGCCGGGGCTGCCCCCATGCCGATGAGGGCTGGAATGGCCGGGCTGTGTGCTGCGGGGGTGTGGTATGAGCGCCCACGACCCGGTAAACCACCCCGGCCACTACACCGGCGATCCGTCCGGGGTGGAGTGCATCCAGATCGCCCGCCACCGCAATTTCAACATTGGCAATGCCATCAAATACCTGTGGCGGGCTGGCCTGAAGGGCCGTACCACCCACGTCGAGGATCTGAAAAAGGCCGCCTGGTACATCCAGGATGAAATCAATCGCCTGCAGGAGGACACCCAACCATGAAGAATTTCGAGAAATTTGGCAGTGCACTGATTGCGCTGGGCTATCGCGTCACCCCGATCCGGGGCGGCAGAAAATCGCCGCTCCTGTCGGGCTGGCAGAACAAAATCCTGGGACAGGATGATCTGGCCCAGTACGGCAATGCCGGTGTCGGTGTGCTGTGTGGGCAAGGGGATCACCCGATCTGCGCGGTGGACATCGACAGCTACGATGCCGAGCTGACAGAGCAGTTCGCCGAGTGGTGCCGGATGCACATGGGTGCAACGGTGGAGCGGGTCGGCAAAGCGCCCAAGTTGTTGATGGTGTATCGGGCCGCGCAGGCCGGGTGGGGCAAGGTGACCAGTGCAGGCTTTCTGCACGGGCAGGGTATCTGCCGGCTGGAGATGCTGGGCCATGGTCAGCAGTTCGTGGCATACCACATCCACCCGGATACCGGCCAGCCCTATGAGTGGGTGGACCTGCTGGGTGGCCTGGAGGTGATGCCCGCGGCTGACCTACCCGTGCTGACGCAGGAGATGGTCACGCAGGCCGTCCAGGTGTTTGAGCGGATGGCGGCCGAGCGGGGCCTGCCGGTGGTGACTGATGGCAGCCGGGCGGCTGCTGCGCCAGTCTCGGGCGGTGAGGATGATTTCCTGCTGACCTACGAGCCGCCGGTGGGCCTGTCGCTGGAACGCGCAGAGGCGCTGCTGGCGCATATCGCGCCGGACGATTACAACGACTGGCTGCGCGCTGGTATGGCCCTGCACCACGAGTTTGGCGGCAGCGGGGAGGCCATGGCGCTGTGGGATCGCTGGTCAGAACGCGCGGCCAACTATCGCGGTGTCGATGACCTGATGCACCGCTGGGATGGGTTCGGCGGGTCCGGACGCCAGCCCACCACTGCCAAATGGCTGCTGAAATTCGGCGGGGCCGGGGAGCGGCAGGCCGAGCGTGACGCAGTGGTCAGTGGGCGCGATGCCGTGCTGGCCGAGATTGCCCAGTGTACTGACACCTACACCCTGACCCATGATCTGGCCCGCAAGGCCGGGGAGGCCGCCGGGGATGACCGGGGTGTGCGGGCCGAACTGGTGGCCGCAATCCGCAAACAGTTCAAGGCGCTGGCCAAGTGCGATCTGCCCATGGCGGATGCCAAGGCCATGGTGGCCGGCAAGCGGTCGGGTTGGCACACCCTGGAGGGCGACAAGGCCCTGACCGAGTTTGGGAACGCAGAGCGGCTGCTGAAAACCTACGGCGACAACCTGCGCTACGTGACGGAGATCGGCCAGTGGTTTTTCTGGACCGGGGTGTACTGGATCCGGATCGATGACGCCGAGATGGAACACCTGAGCAAACAGACCGTGCTGGGTCTCAAAAAGGTCCTGCTGTCCGGCGAGATCAGCGCCGAGGAGCGGCAGGCCCGCGAAGATTTCATCGAGAGCAGCCAGCGGGTGCGGATGGTGCAAAACATGGTGACGCTGGCCCGCTCCGATCCCCGGGTCATGGTCAAAATGTCCGAGCTGAACCGCGACATGATGCTGCTGGGTGTCGGCAATGGCGCAGTGGACCTGCGCACCGGCGCGCTGCTGCCCCCGGACCCGCTGGACCTGATCACTGTCATCACCCCGGTGGAGTACGACCCCGCCGCCACGTGCGCACTGTTTGAGCGCACTGTGCTGGAGGCATTCCGGGGGAACGTGGCGCTGGCGGAGTATTTCCAGCGCGTTATCGGCTATGCGCTGCTGGGCAATCCGGTGGAGGACATCCTGATCATCCCCTACGGCTCAGGCAGTAACGGCAAATCCACCATCATGGGCATCATCCGCCAGGTGTTCGGCCAGCATGCCAAGATGGCCGCCGCTGAGACATTCCTGAGCAGTGGCGGGGCAGGTGGCAACGCGGGCGGTGCCCGCGAGGACATCCTCCGGCTGCTGGGTGCCCGGCTGGTCTATGCGACCGAGCCGGACGAGGGCAGCGAGCTGAAAGAGGGCCTGGTGAAAGCCATGACCGGCGGCGAGCCGATGCCTGCGCGCGGCGTGTTCGGCAAGGCCACTGTGGAGGTCACGCCGACATGGGTGGCGTTTATGCCCACCAACCACCGGCCGATCATCAAGGGCGACGACCACGGGATCTGGCGGCGCCTGAACCCGATCCCGTTCACCCGCAATTTCGACATTGACCCCGATGTGGTCAAGGATCCGCACCGTGCGGAAAAGCTGCAGGCTGAACTGTCTGGCGTGCTGTCGTGGTGTGTGCGCGGTGCGCTGGCCTACCAGCGTGATGGGCTGAACCCGCCGCCAGAGGTCCGCCAGGCGCGCGACGAGTACCGCAGCGACATGGACCTGCTGGCCGAGTGGCTGGAAACCAGCTGCGAACTGGACCCCAAAGCCATGACTTTGAGCGCCCAGCTGTGGGCGTCGTGGGAGGCTTTTGCGCGTAATCGGGGCGAAATTCGCTACATCCCCAGCAGCAAAGCGCTGGGTCGGCGGCTGCTTTCCAAGGGGTTTGAGCCGTTCCGCGACAGCGGTGGATTGCGTGGTCGAGGGTTCAGGGGGCTAAAACTCCGGGATTCGGCGGAAATTTCGGAAAATTGCTTTACCGAATAATCCGCCGTTTTTTGATCATTTTTTGAGCGTTTTTGCGTCGTTTGCGTCGTTTAACTACCTTTCCCTATATTTAAAGACATAGGGGATTTAAAAGGGGCCTTGAAAAAAGTCCTATAGGAAAGGTTAGGGAAAACGGCCCACAAACGACGCAAACGACGCAAACCGAAGCGCCGCGTTTTGGAGGCCCGACGATGAAAAAACCGACCTGGCCGGAGGTGTGCGCACTGGCCGAGCGCACTGGGGTGGAGTACAGCGTTTTGGAGCTACAGCGGTTCACCCGTGACTGCGCCTTTCCCCCGGACCTGATCGCCCTGTTCTGGCCCAAAGCCACCGCCCGGCGTCAGGCATTCCTGCAGGGGCAGACGCGCTACCACGGCAGCCCCTGCTGCAGTTGTGGCAATACCGAGCGGTATGTGTCGCACTCGAACTGTGTGGAATGCTCACGCGTGCGCACCCAGCGCCGCTACCATGCCGACCCGCAAAAAGCCTGCCGCAAAGCGATGCAATGGGCGCGGGCAAACCGGGAATACCTGAACGTCTACAACCGGGCATGGAGCCAGAAAAAACGGGAGGCTTCGGCATGACCGACTACCAGCAAATGGCTGAACGGCAGGCCCGCCTGTCCCCATGCACCCGGCGCAAGGTCGGGGCAGTCATCGTTCACCCGGTGGGCTGGGTCTTCCTGGGCTACAACCGCAGCACAGACGGTGGCCCGTGCGAGTGCGAGCAGGGCATCACCCGGTCGAGCGTGGTCCATGCCGAGCAGGCGGCGATCTGGAGCGCCCGTGGCGTGGATCTGAGCGGGTCGGTGCTGTACGTCACGCACCAGCCCTGCATCCGCTGCGCTGCGCTGATTGTGGCGCGGGGCATCAGTGCGGTGCATTACCGCGACCCCGACGACAAAACGGATGGCCTGGAGCTGCTGCGGGACGCTGGGGTACGGGCTGAACGCTGGCCGACACAGCAGCAGGTGGACCGGGAGTTTTTCGCAAAACATGGCGGGGCACTCGGGCCGCGTGAACTGGAGGCCCTCGGTGGGCATCCGAACAGAATTGTACGGGGGATGGATTGATGCCAAAGATCCTGCTTGAGTGCGAGCTGCCATGGCCGCCTTCGGTCAATCACTACTGGCATCAGGTCGGGGCAGGGAAAGCCCGCCGGGTGTATCTGAGCGCACGGGCAAAACAGTTCTGTGCTGACGTGCAAGCGGCTGTGCTCCAGCTGCGGGCACACCAGCGCAGCACCGCAAGGCTGGGTGGAGCATTTGAGTTCCTGCCGCCGGACCGCAGGACGCGGGACATCGACAACCTGCTGAAGGGCTTGCTGGACAGCATGTGCAAGGCCGGGGTGTATGTAGACGACAGTCAATTTGACGAGCTGAGACTGAGCCGGGGCCAGTGTGCGCCGGGTGGGGTGGTGAGGGTGCGGGTCTGGGAAATCGAGGGGGTAACATGAGCATCAGGACAATGCAAATCGAGCTGGAACAGTGGGGCCAGTGGGCACGGGCGGAAGAGGGCGGCCTGCCGCCGTACCAATCGCCAGCATACAGCCTGCTGCGGCAGCACATGCAGCAGGCCAGTGCAGGGGTGCCAATCGTGCTGAACGAGGACGCCCTGATCGCGATTGACCATCTGGTGACACAGCTGCGCCTGTCGAAACCGGTGCACCACCAGATCCTCAGCGCGCATTACCTGCACGGCCACAGCGTCAGGCAGCTGGCAGCACTGATCCCGAACACGTCGCGCCGGGATGTAGAGCACTACCTGATCGCGGCAGAAGCATGGCTTGATTCACGGCTGGAGATGCTTTGCGAAATCGCTTGAGTGGCGCGCCACCATGTGGTAGGTTTTGGGTAGAGTCGAGAATTGTGTAAAGAACCCCGCCAGTGTGCGGGGTTTTTGCTTTGGGGCCTATCGTGGACAAGCTGCTGAACCTGTCGAGCCAGCTGCTCAACCAGCTGGACAGCATTGCCACATCGCTGGCGATCATTGCGCAGGCCCTGCAGGACATGGCCGGACAGTGGCAGGAGGCAGAGCCTGATTACAGCCCGGCCCAGTCCGTTTATCTGGACGACTGACGTGCAGATGCTCAAGCCCCGCCTGCAGCCCGCCAGGCCGCGCCAGACGCAGCCAGAGCGGTGGGGAAGCGGCAGGGGTGGCAGACCATGGCGACGCCTGCGGCAGGCTATCCTGCTGCGCGATCAGTACACCTGCCGGGCATGTGGCTTGGTCGGTGGCGAACTGGAGCTGGACCACATCGTCAACGTGGCCCGAGGTGGCACCGATGACCCGGCCAACCTGCAGATCCTGTGCCGGTCCTGCCACGCGGCAAAGACCGCGCGCGAATCTGGATTGTCAGACAATCGAGCCGCGGGGGGTGGGGGGTAGGTAAAAAATCGGTTTCGGTCTCCGCCGGACAC